GCGGGAACTCACGGATGACCAGCTCGCCGAAGCCCTGCGCCTAGCACAGCGCCACGCCTGCCTAGTTGATCTGCATTTTCTTGCCACGGAAATTCTTGGCTACAATGATCTTACGCCGGAGCTTCATAAGCCTCTCTGCGACATCGTGCAGTCAATCAACCCGCTCTTTAGAGCAATCTCAAGAGGCGAAAAAGATGTGGTAAGCCTTAGTCGCATGTCCTTCTCCGAGCCCGGAGACATCCCGGAATCCTTCAAGAAATTTGTCACCTGGAATGAACACGCCAAGACGCGCCTGTTTCTAATGTTCCGCGGCTCGTTTAAAACAACCAGTATCTCAATAGCCCACACAATTCAGCTCATGCTCATCTGGCCTGACATTCGTATTATGATTAGCTCTCACAAGAAAGAGGGCGGCTCGGCGGAAATTCTCGGCGCCATCAAACATCACTTCATGCGCAATGAGCGCTTCAGAAAACTTTTCCCGGAATATTGCCCGAAGCCAAACACTGTCGGTCAAATCGAGTGGGGAACCTCAGAGCGCGTGACTTTGCCAAATCGTTCTGAGAAGGCGGCCTACCCAGAGGAAACCATTGAAATCGCCGGAGCCACAACAGACGTCACCGGCCGCCACTATGACTACATCAAGGCGGATGACTTAGTAACCCGCGAATCAGTAACCAACGAATCCATGCTTTCGAAGACCGAAGAATTCAACTCGCTCCTGCGTTTTCTCTTCAACCAGCCTGAGTGGGGAGTCCTGGATTACATCGGCACCCCATATCACTTCGCAGACTTATATTCTTCCCTGCGCGACCAGAAAGACATCACTAAGGTTGTGGTCCCTGTAATGTTTGAGGAAACTGGCCAGCCAACCTTTCCTCAGCGCTTCTCTCTAGAGGGTATCGAGCGCATCAAGAATGACTCGGCCATGTCTTCCTATGTTTTTTCTTGTCAGTACATGCTAAACCCGGTTCCGGCGGCTGACCAAACATTTCGCCCGGAGTGGTGGAAGCGCCCGCGATTCTACTACGCTCCGCACGAACTACCAACGAACTTAAAGGTAACTATTTTCGTTGACCCGGCCAACTCGCAGAAGAAGAAATCAGACTACACCGCTCTATTCGTAGTCGGAGTAGATGAATCAAACCAATACTGGGTCTTAGATTTAGTCCGCGACAAATTGGATGTAGAGGGGCGCGCACAGCTCGCCATAAAATTCGCGCGCAAACACATGATTCACAGAATCAACTATGAATCTGTCGGCTTCCAAAACACAGATGCTTACATCATAAAACGCATCTCCCGCGAACAGGGCTACTACATCGAAGTAAACGAGCTGAAAGGCACCGCGGCCTCCAAGGAAGACAGAATCCGCGCCCTACAACCAATCTTCGAGCGCACAATAATCCACTTTCCTCATGAATACTCTTATTACTCCGAGTATCATCGCCGCTCAATCAACATGATCGAGGTGTTTAATAAGGAAGCCTGGCTGTTCCCAAAGAATGAGCATGATGATTTAATTGACTGTCTCTCACAGCTCTGCCGCGTCACCCTATTTTCTCCCCAAAGTAAAAGAGCCGAAAAATCTGAGGACATGTTCGAGCGCCTGCGCCAATTCTCCATAGACTCCAAGAAACCAAAACAATCTTTTCATGGCTTCGGCAATAAATTCAACATGCGCCCGCGCGGAATTCCCGCAAAGCGCTCACCGCTAGACTAGGAGGAACCATGCGAGGAACCCGCGTCAAGAAACTACGATCACTCTTCAGAGAACTTGTCAGGCGTGGCGAAGCTCCTGCCGGAAAACGCCATTTTCGCTTCTTCAAGAAGTTGTATATGCGTGGCGTTTTACACGATATTTTCCACAACCTATAGATTTATATTGACAAAATTAAAGTTTTATGAAACTATACACTCAGCTTTTAGTACACATCAGTGACCTCATGAATCACTGAGCCTGGCAAGAAAGCAGTACCCTCGAGGGCGAGTTTGGTGGAGGTTGACCATCGGCTCGCCTTTTTTCTTTCCAGGCAAAAAATTAAAGGAGAAATATGGCTGAAAAAATTGGCAAAGATGAGCTTTTAAATCTCCGAAATCAGGTTCTAATGGCTAAACGCCTGAATGAAGACGCGCTGGAATCTCAAATGCGCGAAGCCATAGAAAGATACACAGGAGTTTTCGTCCCCTCCATAGGCCAAAATTGGGACGTATACCTCAACGAAATCTATCCGATAATTCAGTACAATCTCCCTTCAATTTTTTTCCGTAATCCTCGCGTATTCCTCAAACCTAGGAATAAAACCTACATAGCCAAAAAGCGGAATTTACAGTCGGGGGTTATGGAAGAAACTGTGATGGACTCTGCCAAGTCAGCAAAAACTCAGGAGGCTATCCTGAACTATGTCCTTGGAGAGATTAGATACAAACAAGAGGTCCGCAAAGTTTTACTAGACGCGCTCCTCTTTAAATTCGGCGTTCTCTGGCACGGCTACAAAGGAAATTTTGGCATGACAGATGAGCGCTCGATTTATATAAAGGACGAAAACGTCTACGTCAAGCGGCTCAATCCAATGCGGTTCCTCAAAGATCCTGCTTGTAATCTCGCCAACTTAGACGAAGCGCGCTGGATAGGGCGCTCCTTCGACTATCCTCTCAGAGATCTGCTTGAAGATGACCGCTTGAATGTAGATAAAAAGGAAATCAAGGGTAAAATTGGTTACGGCGATAAAATTCGTAATGGTTCAGTCCAAGGATTAGGCAACGATGTCATCACCAAAGGCTCCCGCTCTCTAATAGATTTCGCGGAAGAAGACTTTAAGAATTCAACCGGCTCGCGATTTGTAGAAGTTATAGAAGTATTTATGCGCCCCACTCCTAAAGAAAGGCGCGAGGGAGAAAAAGGCAAAGTCGTTCTCTTAACCTTTGAGCAAAAGGATGAGCTTAGAACCTCCAAGTGGCCCTACAAAGCAGAGGGCTGGCCCGGAATTATTCTACAGTTCAACGAGCTCAACGATTCACAGTTCGGTCTCCCGGACATCGACACTTATAAGCAGGACGCGGACCAGAAGAACGCCATAATCAACCTGCAACTTCGTAATGCTCAGGAAAACTCTAAGGTCTGGGTAGGTCTCTCCAAAGAGGGCGCCAACGAGGAAGACCTCGACATGGTTAAGCAGGGTGACCAGACTCTTCTTCGCTTCGAGGGTGGAAATCCCCGCGACAAGATGTTCGTAGCTTCAGCCGGCGGGCAAGCTTCATCTGAGCTCTATCTAATTGACCAGCGCATTGACAAGTCTCTCCAGGATAAATCCGGCGTCACTGACTTAAAGCGAGGCTTTGTTCACTCAGGCGAAGAATCGGCGGCTTCAGTTAAAATCCGCGCGGCTGGAGGCTCCGCCAGGCCAGCATACCGCCAAGACATCATGGCTGACCACCTTCGTGACTCATGCCACTACTTAAACCAGCTATTAAAACAATTCACTCCAGTTGACAAAGCAGTTCGCATCGTAGGCTCTCTTGACATACAGTGGTCTGACGACCCCTCTGAGCAGGAAGTACAGGCCGACACCGATGTTGAGATTGATGTGATTTCAATGCTCCCAGAAGACCCTGAAAAGGAGATCCAGGAGCTTAATACGGTCTTAACCCTAATGGTTCAAGCCATCACCAACCCTGAAATCCGTAGAAAACTTGCCGAGGAAGGCAAGACTATGGAGCTCTCTCCTATAATAGAACAGCTCTTAACGCGCCTGAAGATTAAGAATCCTGATGTTTTCAGAAACATTAAGCCTGAAGAATCTCAAGGATTCGTCTCAGTTTCCGAGGTTCGCGCCGCTAAGGACAACGTAACTTCTGCTTTGGCTGGAGACCCTAATCTCCCATCTCCGCCAAACTACGGCCAGGATCATCTCGCTCGTCTTGAGTTCTATACTGAAATCCTCGGAATCATTCAACAGCTTGGAGACACACAGGCATCTCAGCTTCTCCAGCAACTTATCCAGGTTCAAACGGCTCTTTTGGAGGAGGAGCAGAAGCAGTCTTCCCCTCCCGGCACTAAGCTGAATAAGCCCTCTATTCTACCGGTGGGACAATGAGCGCGCCTAAGTTTAAGCCCCATTACAACCGCGAGCTTGGAAAAAAGTATTACTCCGCGCGCGAGTATTATTCTGATATTAAACGCGCCGGCATGGAACCCTATGACCCGTCCTCGGTGAGGAAAACCCCTAACAAACCCTATGTTCAGTCTGAGTGGGCGAAGGGTATGCACCAGGACATTATCTCCAGGAATGGTAGAAAACCCGGAGAACGTTTTATTAAGGAGCTTGAGAAACGCGGATACACTCAAGAACGCGCCAATGAAGCAAGGAGACTCGCTGATGCCTAGACGTTTAAGTGGTGATTATGATGGGAATGAGTATTTAAAAGAAATCAAAGAAGAGCCCAGCTATATAGACGGTACTGCTGGAACTGTTCGTGGGATGAAAAAAACAAAAATAAGACGTGATGGAAATTTTTATGGTCATCTTAAATCTGGTTCTATTAAGAAAGGAATTGTTAAAGGAGAATCCTGCTGATGTTCATAGACACAGGGAGTGGCTTAAGCCTAAACCTCAAGCACATTCAAGCTGTTGAGGATGGTTTTAACCAAATGAACTGTGTAGTTTACATGGCAGATCGCTCCTTTGAGGTTCCAATGCCCCGCGAATGGCTTGTAGACATGATTGAAATGAAGGAGCGCCCGAAGGAATTGCCGAACAAACTTGAAAAGATGATGACCCAGCTATACCAAAGTAACGTAACGCCTCGTCCATAACATAAGCGACCCCCAATCCATCGCGGAAGGGAGCTTAAAAGGAGATAAAAATGTCAGACCCAGCAGTGATTGAAAAAAAGCCATCTACACCGAACATTATGCAGTCTTCACAACAGGTTTCGGAGGCTCTTAAACCAAAACCTACTGAACCAACAACGCCTAATGTCTCTGTTACGCCAAAACCTGCTGACTCCAAACCAGATGCTCCAAAGTTTGATACTCCTGAGATGAAAAGCTCGGATATTCTTCGCAGGGAATCAACAAAGACACAAGAAAAGCCCCAAGATGCGCCCGGAACCGAAGAAATCCAGATTCAAGCTGAGCTCGACAAGATTACTGACCCCGCCCAGCGCGCAGTCCTTGAAAAGAAGCTCAAAGACCTTGAATCGGGCTATAACAAGAAGTATCAGACGCTTGCTCAGCAGCGAAAAGACCTCGAGGCTATGCAAGCCAAGATTTCTACCTGGACTCCTCAGCGCTTAGCCGAGGAACTACGAAAGCCTGAGTTTGTTCAGGCAATGCAAGCTTTACAACAGACGGCCCCACCCCAGGGATGGGAGGGCTCGCCTGATGATTGGTCAAGTTTATCAGACTCCGAGAAACAGCAGTTTCAGCAAATGCGCCAGGAGCATCAGTCTCTACAGGCGCAGATGCAAAAAATGCTGCAAGCTCAGGAAGACACTGAAATCAAGAAAATCTATCCAGACTTTGAACCTCAAGTTGTCGATGAAGCCATACACGGACTCCGCGAAGGCACGATCACCGCCTCACGCGCGGACATCTGGAAAGTGGTGAATCACGACAAGAACGTTGAGAAGGGTTATCAATTCGGATATGAGGATGGCTATAGGAAGGCTCTGGAAAAACTAAATGGAACTTCCATGACTCACTCTAACCCAAGCATGACTCAGGCTGATGAAGTGCCTGACGAAGTTCGCAAAGGCGGCTTCTCTTCAATCGCCATGTGGAGACTTGGCAGGAGTAAGAATGGGCAAACGAAAAGGTGATTTAAATGGCAAATGAATATTTTTTACAATCCACGCTGGATGAGGTTCTAGTAACCTCTCTAGCCGACTATGGCAAAACAGTCACGGACAATGCCTATAATGGCAATACGCTCCTAGCCCTGTTTAAAGCCAATGGTCGTAAAAAGATGATTGATGGCGGAGCCTCTATTATTCGCCAGTTAGTTGACGCGCGCCAGAATAACGGTGGGTTCTACCTGGGCAATGACACCCTCTCCACCAATCAAGATGACACGCTCAACGCTGTGGAATTTCTGTGGCAGAACGCTTATGAGCCTATTCAGATCTCGCGCGATGAAGAGCGCCAGAACTCAGGCGAATCACATCGCTTGATTAACCTCCTTGAGACGAAGATTAAGCTCTCGGAGCTGGCAATCCAACAGCGAATCGAACAAGCTCTTTCTACTCCCACAGCGGGGGCGAATAAGCTGGTTGATTTGGAAACTCTGGTGAACACCGGAACTCTCGGTACAATCGCCGGCGCAACCTCGACATTCTGGCAGGCTACTGTCACCGCCTCTGGAGCCTTCGCTACACAAGGCTTGAGCGACATGACAACCGCCTACTATGCAGTGTCTGGTAGCCAAATGCAGGAGAATCCTACTCACTTCTTAACCACGAAGACGGTCTTCCAGAAGTTTGAGCAGACTCGCCTGCCCTTAGAGCGTTTCCAGAACACGATGACTGCCAACGCAGGATTCGAGAATTTAACCTTCAAAGGCAAGCCTATTACCTATGGAAATTTCATTGGTTCTGGCTTGATTTTCGGGTTGAACTTGAATTACATCGACCTGGCCGTTGATACTCAGACGGACTTCATCACGACACCGTTCGTGGTGCCTACGAACCAGACGGCGAAAATCGCCTTCATTCTCTGGCGTGGGAATATGATTACGGATAACCGACGCCGTCACTTTAAACTGACCGGTGTTTCCTAATAGAAAGGAGTAACTAGTCATGGCAGCAATTACTCCTGATACTGTTAGACACCATAATATCGGTAGTAACACTCTCATCGAGGCTGTTTTCTCTGCTGGAACAGCCGATGACGGTGATACCTGGGCTTCTGGCTTAAGCACAAGAGTTATTAACTTTTGGGCTCAAGACCAGCAAGACCCTACTACCCAAGCGTCAACAGGGATAGCGGTTACCAACTCATCCGGGACATTTACTTTCTACCCCGGTGAGGACAATACTCCGTTTACTCTGTTTGCAATGGTTAGCGGCTGTTAAAAAATAGAATCTGGTGAGGCTTTAGGATGTCCTAAGGTCTCACCAGGTTTAAACCCGCCCGACATGTTGACGTTAGCAGAGGGGCAAGGAGAATAAAATGGCAATAGATGCAAACTCGTACTTTTCAAACCAAGCCTCGGTAGGTTTGGGTGGCGCTACCGCCGGCACCTTCAATAAGTTTGACCTTCACGCTACTCCCAAGTATGCGCTTGGTTTTAAGGTCGAGCAGGCTGATGGTTCTATTTATCGCTACGCTCATCTTGGCGCGGCGACTAATCGCGGGGTTCTAGTCTCTCAGGATTTATCTGAGTCTTCATTGGCTGACGCTGACAACGGAGTTATCGCTCCCGCGTCCGCGGTGGCTGTCTCTGATGAATCTGTAAAACCAGGAGCGCTTGGTTCCCACTACCTACAGTTGACTTCAGCTACTAAGACGCTGAATCAATTCCGCGGTGGCAAGCTGATTATCACTGACGACACCGGAGAAGGTTATACTTACGACATCCTTGGTAATACTGCCACGGATGACCCGGCGACTGGTGATATCAGGATTAAATTGGCTCAACCTCTCCAGGTTGCGCTTGATACAACCACTGACCTGGCTATCATGGGCAACGCCTATGCTAACCTCGAAGCAGCTACAGCCGGCACTGATGAATTCCCTGTCGGAGTTACATGCTCCACTTCAACAGCGGCGCTTCCTTATTGCTGGATTCAGACCAAAGGTGTGGTCGGAATTCTTCAAGATGGAACCATTGCTCTTGGAGACATGGTTGCTCTGTCAGATGGTGTAGCTGGCGCGGTTCATGTTATCGGCGGTGGCGGAACTCTCGCTACTGACTTAACTGAGCCTCTTGTTGGTTTCTGTGTTGACCCAGGTGACTCTACTGGCGCTGGAAGCTTCAAGATTAATCTAGAGTAATTAGATTTAAGTGAAGATTCTCGTAGGAATAGCATCTCTGAAACCCAGGGATGAATTCCTACGAGACTTCATGAAGCTCTTTGACAAGAAAGATCATAAAATCACGCTTCTGTGGATTAGGGGAAAATCTTTAGTCGAAGCCCAGAATGAAATGGCAGACTACTTGTTAACCCATGACCACGAAGCCCTATTAACACTTGAAG